AACCAGTGCTCACTCAGGCCTCGCACAGCGTCGTCGGTCAGCTCGGAGATCGGCACGCCCTTGAACTTGCCGACGTGCACCTTCACATCCGAGATCTTGACCGGCGCCGCGGTAGCCGGCACCACCGTCTTCACCTGGTCGTCATCCTTGGGCGGCCTGTCTTCCATGCGGATCCACAGGCCCGAGGGCTTGAGCGGCTCGCCGTTCTTGTGAGCCATGATCAATTTGATGTTCGAGAACGTCTTGGTGCCGTCTTGGCTCTGCTCATGGACGATCACCACGGTGGCCGGTCGGCCGATGAGGCTGTCCAGGTCGAGGCTGGTGGTCTCCTCGGCGGTAAGGGCCCGACCGTGCCAATCTCGGAGGAACTTGGTCAGGCCGGCCTTCTCATGCAGGCTGGCGGTCATCGGCGCCGTCATCACCACCCAGGGCTGCACCGGGTTGCGAGTCTTGTCCAGGAGATCGAGCTCGAACGCGATCTTGAACTTTTGCTTGGTGCCGTACTCGGTTTCGTAGGTCTTGAGCGGCGTGATGTCGACGCACACCGCGCGGCCGGTGTACTCGGGGCACGGTGCGAAGGTGCGGCCTGTTTGTTTCGTTGATACTGTGATTCCCATGTTGTTGCTGTGTTGTGTTGTTGTTGTTGTTTACTTGGAGGATTGCTTCTCAACCTCCGAAAGCTGTTTTGCCATGCGGTCGTATTGCGACCAGTAGTCAGGCCAGGTGGCCTTGATCTTCCTTAGGTTTTCTGAATCGGCCACCAGCGCCGCGGCACCGAGTTTGCGAACGAATGACCCGCCGTATTCGATCATCGTGAAGGCTACGTCGAAGTCTCTCATTGGATGATGAAGTCGAAGTTGGTCTTCCAGGAGTCGCCCAGGCGATTGTAGGTGTCGTGCTTGATCTTCCAGAGTCGAGGATTGCGAGTCGTCCCGGTGTGACGGCAGCGGATTCTGACATCGATATCCTTAAGCGCCACATTCCTTAGCCGGTCGTCTTCAGGTAGTTCGTGCAGGTGTTTCATGTCAGCAGGTGTTTGATGATCTGATTTCTGTCTTTAATCGTCGCTCGTAGAATGCTCTCCAGCACAACGTGAGGGTTAATTGTCGCAACGTGTTTCCATTCTGAACGGTCATGCAGGGTCTTGGCTGTATCCAGACTTTCTACGCGAACGATGCCGTTAAATGCGTGGATGTAGATGAATGCGCAGTCTCTCATTTAGAATTCCATGAGGTGATAGACCCGCTTGCGAAGCTGGGCGACCTTGGCTCGCTTCTCAAACAGGTCGTGATGATAAGCGATGTCGTATCTGACCGATCCATGCTTGTCGTGGAATGAGTCGCAGTACTTTTCAAGAAAAGCGATGTGCTCCTCAGTGCGACGGATGCGCCAGTTGCGATACCATTTGAATGGGTTCACGGCTTGTCCTCCGTAGTAAATCCGATTCCAGCCTTTGAACACATCGCGTCCGTCGTATCACGCCACAACAGCAGATCCGCGCGCATGGCGTCGTTCTCTGTTTCGAGTTGCTGGATGTAAGCCAGTCGTACTGCTGCGAGTCGCTCCAGCCTCCTGCACAGCATACCCAGCTCGGCTATGTTGTGATCGGTTGAGTCTGATATGGGGGTGTCGCTGATCATTTTCGTGACGTCAGGAATATGATAGCTCACAGCTTCCTCACTTCCTCAAGGATCGTCAGCATTCTAGATGCAACCTGACCGTCTGACCCATCGCGATAAAAAGCATAGGCTGCTCTACTGATGATGTCCTCCAGCCGTTTGATGCGCTCTTGAGCGGAGTTGAGTTCGCGTTCGAGTTTCAGGCCTTCAGTTAATAGATATGATTCAGTGCAATCTTCCTGTGCCTTACGAAGCGCAAGGTCCATCCTCGGTGTATCGCTCACAGCTTTGCCTCCTTGGCTTTAATCCAGTTTGATTGCTCCGTAAGTTTTCGAGCAGCGTCTGCTGGTGAATCCCAGCGTGATGGATTGGAGTTTTCGCATAGCGCATCCCCCGCCTCCTCCAGCAGTTTGATGCGGTCTTGAAGCCGCAGGTTCTCCTCATTCAACAATTGCTGCTGACGGATGATTGCGTTTGCTGCGTTGAGTTCGCGTTCTAGCTGGCGAGCAAAATCAGCATCGCAAACTCGATACTTAGAATCATGCGGAAGGAATGCTTCGGCATCTGTTCTCGGTGTGTCGCTCATTTCGATTTCTCCACTTTTACTATTGGAACAAAGTCCAGTCGGTTCTCTTCGTTGATTGCAATGCCCCAACCATTGCGACGGCAGGACAGTTCGATTGCGGTTAGGACTTCGTTCATAACTTTTTCGGGTAGATAAATGGACAGCAGTCCTTTGAAGGTGATTCGATACTGCTCTTTGTCTTCTTTTTTGCTCATTTGACTCCCTCCGCAATTAGAGCGTGCTCCAACAGAAGCACCGCATCTGCCGTCTTTAGAGTGATGTGGAGTGAAGGCTGCCGTTGCTGCGCCAAGCCCTTTAGATGGCCCTTCCAGCGCGTTCCATGGGTCTTGCTGGTGCCTGCACCCAAAGTCCGCTGCCAGCGCTGTGGTGTCACCTCGATGCACCTGGTGTTCATGGAAGCAATGAGCCCATGCAGGAAGCCGACATTGCGACCGAATTGGAACATGGCGCTGCCGGGTGCTCCCTTGCCGCCGATGTATCCGCCAACCTTCTCGATGTAGCAGACATCCGACTGGGACAGGAAGTTGACCAGGACATCTCGGATGTCCCTGTCGGTCGTCGGCATGGGCTCCAGGGTGACTCGGTTGCCGGCGAAGTGCGCCAGGCCTCCGGACAGGCCAGGGTCGATGGCTAAGATCCTCTTCATCGGGCGGCCTTCTTTAGCCAGGCTAAGATTGCATGGTCGGCCACCGCCTGGATCTTGAGGCCGTTGGCAAGGCAGTAGGCTCGCAGTTTTTGGTGGGTGGTTGGTGTCACGTTTATGGTCTTTGGCTTGGTCATTGGAGATTTGCTGGATGTATGTATTTACGCTCATTTGCAACCACTGTAATGCTGCGATGAAGAGCGTGATTCGCGTGGGTCCATTGCTCCAATACGTAATGCATGTTCTTTATTTCATTGCGAAGATCTGATATCTCTGTAATTATACGCCCCATTGATCTTAGTTGTTTTTGAAATGGTGTAAGCGGTTTTGGTTTTTGTTTGTCATGTTTTGTAACAAACCTCATTGGTTTTAACTTTGAATCAATTTCTTTATCCAACCAGTCAAACACCTCGTTGTGACATGCCTTCCCAAAATTTCTAATCTTCAAAAGATCTCCGCTTAAATATTTTTCCAAAACCTGCTCTTTTGTTTTTAGGTTTCCCCAATATGTTAATGCATTAAGTGTTCTTAATGACAATTTGTGACCAAATATTGCTTCTGAGTTGTTCATTAATTTTTTTTTTGTTGTTACTTAGGTTTACTTCAGCGCCTTCTTCACCTTCGCCCAGTAAGCCACCGTCGCCGGCTTGCGGTCGCCAGTCGGGCCCCCATTCCATCTCCTGGCTAATTGCTCGGTGGTGGCGCCGCGGCCGTAGTGGGTCAGGTAGGCCTGGCAGACTGCTCGGGCCTGCACCCGGTTGGTCATGTCCTGGTGCCGGTAATGGCTGCCGGTGATCCGGTTGACGTCCAGGACAACGGCCTTGTGGATCTGGAGGCATCCAATGGCCCGGCCTTGGTCACCGATGGCCAGGTCGTTGTTGCTGCTTTCTACGATCATCAGGGCTGAGATTAAGCTGTTGAGGTTCATTGCTGTGCATTGCTGTGGTGTTGCTGTGGTTTGCGCGTTGGCCAGTCGCGCCCCTGGTTGGGTGGTATTCGCCCCACCCGGGCGTAAATTGAATTAGTTCCAATCGGGATGGTTGCTGGTCACAAGAGCCACCCGATCCCATCCGCGGCAGAGTGCAATGTGACCGCCACCAATGTGAACGTAAGCTGAGTTAACTGCATTTCGCAGAATCTGAGCGGCTTGTTGGCGGGTCAATTCGCCAAGGTCTGCGCCAGTTTTTAAAAGAACGATTGCAGTGCGCTCTTCTGTGGTGGGGGTGTTTTCGTATCGGACGGTGATCTTGCTCATGTTTTGCTTTGGTTTGCTGTTGTTGCCTTCGACGTGATCAAGATGGGCGATGCCCAGCCTTTCGTCTACAGAGAAAACTGTTTTTCTGTAGATTTAAGAGAAAACCCAATGTTTACGCGGGTCAAACAGGGGTCAAATTCCCTTAAGATCAACGAAGCTCAGGGTCAGGTATTTCTGAGAATTGGTCGTTGCGTCGAAATAGCTGAGAACCTTTTGGGTCTCTCGTTGGGAATAGCTTCGGTAGTCTTTTACTCGGGTGGCTGCCACCGCTGGAAACTCGGTCGGCTGGCCGTTCTCGGTCTGCCAGTTGCCCGAGGTGAAGCCGAACTTCCGGCACCAGGTCTGAATGTTCTGAGGCGGCACAAAAAAATACTCGGTCGAAAAGCTGTCCTCGCCTCGGAAGCATTGGACGCCGTAGCCGCTTAGAAGATCGTAGCCGGCCTGGTCGAGATACCAGGCATCCAGGTCGAAGTCGGGCTCGTAGCCGGTGCCAAAGAATCCAGGCAGGCCCGGGGCGGACAAGTTTTGGATACACAGGCACGGCGACTCAGTCCAAGAGTCCAGGCGCCATTGCAGCAGGTTCCACAGCCAGGCCGACTTCGGGATCTTGTGGAAGAATGGGCCGCAGCCTGGGCCGCCGTTAAGTGTCAGCAGAGGGCGGTAAGGGATATCGAAGGTGCTTGATATGTGCCCTCCGTTATCAAATTTGATGGACGTAAGAGCATCTCGGTAGGTGGCGACTGTGGTGAGTGTCTGAAGGGGGACAGTCGAGGCAAAACGGGATCCTTGTTGATCCTTAAACACATCGTCGACTGATTTCTGCAAAAGACCATCAGGTCCTGTTATAAACTTGGGTGTTTTGTTAGGGCTGCCTAGGATCCGCACCGAGGCATCGACACCGTTGGGCCCTCCCCATTTGTTGACCCAGAAGTCGGCCTCAAATCCAGAGATTGAAGCGTGGTCAGGATCGCCATAGGTGGCTCGCATGAGCTCATTGTCGTAGTTTCCTGATGAGAATCCCCAGGGGCCTCCAGGAGGAATAAAGGCAGCATTGATCGATCCCTGATAAAGCAGGGCCGAGGTTGCTGTAGATGCGCTGATCTTAGTCGGGAACAGGTTGGTCCATTGACCCGTTACGTTGTTTACCTTTGATGGACCAATCAACACTGTTCGATTGGCCGAGTTCATGTAAAAATTGGTCCAAGGGCCTACACCAAAGTCTGGGTTGCGCGATGTGTTGTAGAGATCGCTGGCTGAAGCATACTGCTCGTAGTCGATCAAAATATTTGATTCGATTCCAAACGGGGATCCAGTGCTGCACGCCAGCCCTTGAGGCGTCAACCTGAGAAGCCCAATTCTGTCCTCGGTGATGTCGTGGGCGTCCTCGTAGTCGTTCAGGAAACCAGCCTCAACAGCCAGACGGCGCCGGACATCCAGCACCTTGTCGAAGATCGTGGCCTCATTGCCGGCAGACCAGAATGGTGCGAGATTTGTGGAGCTGGGATAAATCGTGGAAATAGTGACCGGCACCACACCGATCTCCCAATATGGATACTGTGAATCGGTAAAGATGTTGCAATCGACCGGGCTGATATAGATCAAACCACGGCGGCTGGTCAGCGTCAGACTTGTCGAATTCTGAACCACGGTGATTCCGAGACCTTCCAGCCGTTGAACCAGGCTTCCAACGCCCGGGAAGTTGACGATCTTTTCCTCGGATACCAGGCCGGAAGATCCAAAAATATATCGCACCTTGGCCCGTCCCCAGGTGAACACCAGGTCGCCGAGCTGTTGCCGGTAGTCACCTGGGTCGGCATAGACGCCTGGGTAGACCTGTCGAATATCGTGATGCACCTTTGGGTCGATCTGTGCCTCCATCGTGTGCAGCCAGTCGAACATAATGAACGGATTGGCCACGTTGTTGGCCTGGGCCGAGCGTTCCAGAGCCAGGAATGGCGAGGTGCTTGGAGACTGCCAGCTCGGCGGTCCCTCGGCGAAATACGGCACGTCGCCTGGGAAGTACGGGAAGAAATGGTAACAAAAGCCACCGTTAGGCCAGCGCGTAGCCCAGGTGCCGTCCTGGCGGCGTCGGAAGGCTCGGACCTGCCCTGGGCCTACGAACTCCCTGTCGGCGTTGCCATCGGGTAGCTGGAGCAACACCTGCACGGTGGTGGTGCCGCAGTTGTGCACCCTCCAGCAGTCGTAGCGCTGATAGGTGTTCAGGATGCGGAAGACCTCGAGGCCCTCGATGGCGATCTCGGCGACAGCCAGCTTGTGCTTGTGGATCCGACCAGGAGGCAGTGTGGGGTCGGAAGGCCCGAGGCTGCCGCGGACATAGGACGTCAGGCCTGAGCCGGCCTGTGGATCCCAGCCCAGATGCACGTCGTACTGGATGCCGGCCACCTCACGGCGTAACAGCTCGAAGCTGTAGTGGATCGATCCGACGTCACAGGTGAAAGGATCTCCCGAGGTGCTGTGGTGGTCGACGTACACCTGGCCGCCGGATACGTCGAGATACTTGTTCTCCAGCTTCGACAGGGCGATCTTGGCCGCCTGTTGGCTGTGCTCGTCGCGGTAGTAGCCTATTCCAGGGATGGAAGGGTTAGGCACCCCGCCGTCGTCCTTTAGTCTCAAAGCGGTCTGCGGGTCGTTCCGGTAGACGTACCAGACGCCATACGGGAACGGCGCCGACCAATGGATTGCACTAACTGTTTCAGCCCACAGCGGCCCCATCTCATTCAACGCTGCCCGACATTTCGCGTCGAACCGGCTGTACAGGACGTTCAGGTTGTAGGCCGTGAACATCTTGTCTTTCCTGTCGGTAGCGTAGGGCATGGGTCAGTAGAACCAAGACTCCTCGGAGGTCTGCACCGTTGTCGACATCACCGGGGTCTTTAGAGTCGTGCCGTTGGCGTTCTGCTCGACCCGTTGGCCAGGCCCGGCGATGAGTTGGACCCGTCGAACAGCCTCGATGAGCTGGTTAATGGCCCGGGCATGGTCTGCCTTTAGGCCGGTCTCGGCCAGTTTGGAGGGCAGTTGGATGGCCATGGCTGGTTAGATCTCGCAGAACTGGGCAAAGATCTTGACGGGGCTGTTGCTGGCTTTGACGTACATCGTCGCATCGACCCATGGGATCAGGATGAACTGCCCGGCAGGCACCTGAAACGAGTACGGTGAGGAAGGCCCGATGGACACCGGGTTGACTAGGTCAAGGTTGACCACCAGGAGGCGGTAGGGCGTCCCCAGGTCAGCGGTAAGGTCCAGAGCCTCGTCCGTCGTACCGACCACCTGGGTCTGCTGTCCCATGTCGGTGCCGGTCATGTTCGCTATCGCACTGTAAGACAGTGAGTTGATCACAGCGCCGCCTTTGCTGGCGTACAGCCGGGCTGACATCTCGACTTCGTTGGCCATAGGGTTGGTGGTTTAAACTTCGCAGAAGGTGGCCTGGACGGTCACCGATGAGGTGTTGGCCAGGAGATAGAGCGTGGCGCTGACATAGGGCATCAGCAGCGTCTCGCCGGCCGGGATTCGCATCGTGTAGGTGCCGGAGACGAATCCCATCTCGACATAGTTGGTAGTGTCCAGATTCGAGATCAGGAGTTTGTAGGGGCTGGTCACGTCGACCGGGACATCGAGGGCCTCGACCGTCAGGCCGATGACTTGAGTCTGGCTGCCCATGTCGGTGCCTACCATCGTGCTGCTCTTGGTGTAGGTGACCGAGGGTAGGAAAGCTCCGTTTTTGGAGGCGTACAACCGGGCCGTTAATTGGATTTCGTCTGCCATAGTGTGTGTTTTTTAAAGGTTACTCAGAAGAACGGGTAAATGAGTGTGTCGTAAGGTGCGAAAGTCCAGGCGATGACCTGCTCGACCTGGTTTGTTTTGGTTATCAGGCTGGTCGAGTAGTTTGTCTGTTTCCAGCCCCAGACTGTGCCGAAGGGTGCTAAGACTGCCCCGGTGGCTTGATCTTTGGGAATTTTGGGAAGCATTTGTTGCACAGATAGTGGCAGATTCCAATTCTGAGCAAACGATTCGACCGTGTAGACAGGCGGTATTCCGTTAGGAATTTGAGGCAGGCCTAGGTTGCCGGAAAAAGTGGCTATCCTGGTCAGACTGACTCGAGCAATCGGGAAGGTGTCCTGGCCTCGGTAGAGCATCTGCCAGACTTTGTTGGCCATCGGATAACGAGCTGGATCTGCGAGGTTAGTATCTCTCTGAGATAAAACCTCACCGTTTTTAGCTGCTGTCTCAATGACGAACTTGTAGAGGTTTGGATTCCCTGTCGAGTTAGCCTCCTTGTCGACTGCCGGCAGAGCAAACACCGACACATCGAGGTAATCGGTGCGGAACTCGTAGCGGATGTCTGCTATTTCTCCAGGTAACGGGGCCGACTGATCTTGTATTTCAAGGCTGGGGTCGTAGGAGTTGCCGCCGATTGTGACGGTGGCCTCGGAATAGGGGCCGTCCTCGCGGATGCTGTACTTGGCGCCCAGGGCCACCCATTGGGCCGATGCGATCCGGAGGGTGTCCTTGTCTCCGCGGAACGTTAGCTGGACCACCCGGCCGTTGCCGTTGTTGTCGTAGGCGCGGCTGACCTCGATGTAATCGTAGGCAAACGGCGATGGAATTGGTGTTCCTTGGAGTGTTGCCATGTTATTCAACAGCCTGAGCTGTTCTGCCGGTGTTTACTCGGATTGCACGCGTCTCGTTGGTCTGTATCTTGATTTGACCCACAAGGGTGTTAACCCATCCAGGAGGCGCTTCCGTTGAGAACATTGAGGTCTCGCGTTTAACTTTACTGTCTATTCTCCCAATGGTTCCGCTTGGCATTGATATTGACCCTACACTGTTACTAACACCCTGAGATGAATCGACCGCTCCTCCAAGGCCGATTCTATATGGTTCCATCTCTTCTCTAAACTTTTTAAAAACACCGCTAAACATATTGTTATATACAATTAGCTCTTTAGCAGCCTCCTCGACTTTGTTTCCGAAGAAATTGAGATAAGGTACTGAAGCAACAGTAACTTGCCGCTGTATCTCATCCATGCGGTCTGCTAATTTTCCAACCTGATCGATTTGTTCTTTAGAAATTATGTCGATCGGACCCATCTCTTTTATCTTAGACATTGCTCCGGCTGCCTTGAATGCCTCATCACCGAGGATAGCAATCATGGCTGCCTGTGTCTGGGCGCTGCTGCCTGCATCCTTGTGCGCTTGGCCCATCCTAGAAATAAGATCGATGTTCGAGAGGCTCTTCTCGTTTAGTTCAGTGACTGAAAAGCCAAGTGTTCTGAAGTATTCCCGGGCCTTCCCACCTTCCTCAATAGCCTTTAGGCGCTCCTGGCTGACTTTTGTGATCGACTTGGCCATAGCCTCAAACGAGACGCCTGTTTGGCCTGCGAGCACTTGTAGGCGTTGAACGTCGTCGGTGCTGATGTTGAGTTGCTCGGACAGGTCGCCGATGGCGTCGACTGTCTGAATCACCTTGGAGGCAAATGCGCCGATGGCAGCAACAGATAGCGCCGCACCGAGCTGAGATCCTACCGATTGCCGGAACTTGTCGGTCGTGCTCGAAGCCTTTTTTAAGCCGCTTTCGTAGGCCGAACCGTCAAGGCCGAGCTTTGCGATGAGTGAGAAAATGGCCATTTGTTAGTTCCTTACTGTCTCGCGTTCTTGACCCAGGCGCCAGAGCGCATCGTTCTTATCGTTCCACAGCTCGACCTGACCGTGCATTTCTGCATTGGTAAGGAAGAACCTTTCGGCATCGGTCACCGGCATATTTAGGACCGTCTCCTCGGTGAATCCAATGTCGACCAGGCTAACCAGCAGCCTTTCGGGCCAGGGCATAGCGGCCTCCCTGGATACTGAACCTGGCTGCCTTAAAACCTCGGGGCAGTCGGATTTGTCGCCGATCCACTCCTGGAGGGTGTGGCACTCCTTCACTATGTCGGACTTGCTGACCTTCTTGCGCATCAGCCGGAGCGGCAGCCACCGGAACACCGAGGCCATGGTCTTGATCGACTCCTCGGCGGATTGGCTGCACACGACAACAGCCTCGACCAGGTCGTTAGCGCTGGCCCGGCCTCCGGTGACGAAGGGCGATCCGAGGCGGTGCAGCAGGATGGCGTGGCCGACAGTAAAGGGCACCATGCGGAGCCCGATCACCATCGGACAGGCCTTGGCTGTTGCGCTTAGGATGGCGGCCAGGCTGCTCACACGTTTAGGGCGACAGCGGCGCCGGCGGTCAGGTTCTTGAATTTCTTGACCGTGATCGACACCATGGCTTTGCCGCTCTGGGTCATTTTGACCGATCCCCCGCCGCCGTAGATGAACCGGCCACCGCTCGCTATGTCGTCGGTGTTCAGGATGTCGGTCTTGCCCATCATGTTGATTGCGGGAGCGCCGCTGATTTTGACCGTGGCATTCACCGGGCCAAGTGAGCAAAACGCCAGGGCGGCGGCAGCATTGGCTCCGGCAGGAATTAGGTTCAGGTTAAGAGTCACCCGTTCATTGTATCCAATATGACCAACCACCTCGCCAGCGCTGTTTCGCACCTCTTCAGTGTCAGCATCATGAGTCAGATCGTAGCTTTCAATCTGAGCAAGGCTGCTAAAAATTGCTGTGGTGTTGTCGCTTGAATACATGGTCACCGAAGCCGGTGAACCAAATTGGTATGCGAGTCCTTGTGAATTAGCCATGTGTGTAGGTGGTTAGGTGGTTGCCGAACAGTAGAGGGTGAAGGTCCTAGTGAACGTCCTGGACCGATTAGAGATTGAGGATGCACCAAAGTCCAGAGGGGCGGCGAATTGCGCCGTAAATGGGCCGCTGGGGTCGTTTGATGGCGCGTTGAGAGCAGAGGCCCCGGTGTCGTCGAACAGCGGCAGGATCCGGTTGTCGAGCACCTGGACGGTGGTCAGCACAGCAGCCTCGTCGGTGTCGTCGGCAGATAGCTGCAGCTCGACGGCGATCTCGATCTCACAGGTCAGATCGGTGCGCTGCATTGGCCTGGCCGAGTTGGTCGAGACAACCAAGCGCGGGAAGTTGGGCATGACGTCCTGGTCGTCGGGGTCGTCGTAGAGGCCGCGGCTGTAGGACGTGAGGCAGGTGGGCGTGCCGGCGCCGGAGGCTGACCAGTCGGCGGCCGCCAGGTAGTCAGCGACTGCAAATTCAGCTCTTAGGGCAGCGGCGTTCATTTGATTGAGATTCCGTTGTCTTCGAGAACCTTGCCGTTAGCCAGGAGGGCCTCGGTCATGTGGTTGATCATCTCCGTCGTCTCGTCGTCCATGGCCTTCTGCATTGCCTCGTTGTAGATTTGCGCCACTCGGTTGTACTGGTTGTCTGCCACACCTGTACGCATCGAAACGAAAGCGGTGGGATTAAATCCAGGAACTGCCTGGAATCCATGTGCAACAGTGCCTTTGTGAATGGCTATGTTTTCCTCTTGTAAACCGTACTGATTAGCCACAGCAACAAGGGCTGCGTTTGGTTTCTTTTTTGCCCTGTATCCTGGGGGTTTGACTAATGGCACCCACTTGGGGGCGGAGTATTGGCTGAATCCACGGTTGTAGATGCGGATTGATTTTACCACCGCGCTGCGAAGATATCCAACAGATCCAATGGACTTCTTCATCAACGCCGAGGCAGCCGCCTTCATTCTTTTTCCGTAAAGACCATGGCCTCCGTTTAGGTTTGCTGTTGGGTTTTTAGCGGCTTTTGCTTGAACGATAAGGTGGACTCTCCTGAGAATTCTTGAGGTTCCAACACGTTTGCCGGTCTTCTTTGACTTTCGATTGATGTCACCGACGGGCGTGCCCAGGTAGTCGGCGATTCTCCGGCGCTCCTGGCCCGGGCTCTTGGGCGGCACCAAAACGAACAGCCGGACCATCAGGTAGAAGAACCGGCTGTTGATGGCCTTGTGAAGATCGCGCGATGTCGTCATCAGATACTGCTTCATGGCAAGGTCGAACTTGCCGCTGTCGACCGTCATGTTGACTCCGAATTTCACTTGGTCTTGGCCCCCAGCTCGAGGTTGTAGTAGGCGCCGGAGGCATCCACGCGGCAGGACAGGATGCGGAGGGTCCGGCCTTGATAGACCAGAGTCCTACCGACCACCGGCCGAGGCTTGCAGAAGGTCAGGGCGATGCGGTCGCTGTTCTCCTGGAGGATGAATAGGCCGTCCTCCTTGAGTAGCCTGGAGAAGGTCGTCCCCTGGTCGAGCGTGTAGAGTGTGCTGTCCATCGAGACCAGGGTGCTGTCGCAGGTCTTCCAGTCGCTGAACATGACCAGGATCCTCGAGCTCACATTGTCTTGAAAGCCACCGGAGATGGGCACGTTGGCATCGTTGACCGCTGCCGGGATGCACCGGATCGACGTCCCTTCCCAGATGAACATCGGCGCCCCCAGCATTTGCTGGAGCACCGCCATGCCCTGCTGGAGACTGGATCCGATGGTGGTCATCAGGTGGTGAAGTAAGTGCCGGAGACTATGAGCCGGCTGGTGGCCTGGAGATGGGGGGCTAGGCTATCGGCGTCTCCTGTCTCGAAATGCGACAGCTCGAGGTAGCTGGTGCCGGCGATTAGGCGAGCGATGATGGAGGTCTTGGCCTGGTTGGTTCCGTTGGTCAGCCACACCGCGGCGGCGGCCTCGTAGGTGACGGGGTCGGGCAGCGACAGCCGGAGGTTGCCTGTGGCGGATCCGGTCACCGAGTTGACGGTGACGTCCGCGGTGAATGTGGTCACGCATCCGATGGTGGTGTGTCGGGCGGTGTTGGTGGTGATGCTGAAGGTGCGGCCACCGCCGGAGTCGATGAGGGTCGGCACCCAGGTCGTAGGTGTGACCAACGGCAGGGCGGCATATAGCTCGGTGAAGTTGTCGTTTATCTTCTCGCCGGCGCCGCGGAGGGTGTCCCCGGTGTTGTCGTTGGCGATGGTGCCGATGTTGATCGTTTGCTGGGCCATAGTTTTATTTCTTGGGTAGGACGTACCAGCCGGCCGGGAGGGTT